GTTGAGCTTAAAGAAAAGAAAGATAGAGTTGAAGATGCTATATATGCTACTAAAGCTGCTTTGCAAGAAGGTATAGTACCTGGCGGTGGTGTTGCGCTGTTAAATGCTGCAGAAAAAATTTTAACCGGGCAAGCCGGCGAGGTATTGCTTTCAGCATGTAAAGCACCATACGAAACTATATTATCAAACGCTGGTTATAATGAGTTTCAAAACACACAAGGACCAGGTCGTGGTATTGATGTAGTAACAGGTTTCCCTGTTGATATGATAGAAGTAGGTATTGTAGATCCAGTACTAGTAACTAAAACAGCATTGAAGAACGCTGTGTCAGTAGCGTTGACTATCATGTCCGCTGATTGTGTAATTTCAAATATACGTATCAATGAAGGCAGTTAATGATTATATAGTCATAGAGAAGATTAAAGAGCAGAAGACTACATCAGGTGGTCTTCTACTTACAGATGATACAGACATCGATAATAGATATAAAAAAGCTAAGGTAGTATCTGTGGGTAATCTAGCTGAAGTTATAAAAGTAAACAGCTTAGTTATGTATGATCAACATGCTGGTCATGATATAGATTATGATGGTATCATGTATAGAGTTATAAAACTTAGAGATGTAGTATTAGTAGATGAGGATAACAGCTGATGATATAAAGCAAATACAACTATTTAAGTATTACAGAATAGTACGCAAGTGGGTATGCAAGGCTAACAATATAAAAGACGCTGATCTAGAATTATTAATATACTTAAACTGTTTAAATAGATTTACTAGAGATGAATTCATAAACGGTGTATATGCGTACTCTTGGGATAAACATCGTTGGGAAAGATTACGTAGAGATGGTTGGATAGATGTTTGGCGAGAAAGAAATCGCACAACAATGAAGTATGCAATTTACAAAACGTCATTTAAGTGTAATCATATGATAAACAGGATTTACAAAATCTTACTTGGTGAAGAAGATATACCTGTTTCAATTAAAAATCCTTATTATAATAATAAATCTTATACAGACAAAGTTATGAATAAGGCTATTGATGATATGATTAAAGATAAAGACAGATGAATAAAAACACTCCTATATTTAGAAAGAATTTAGATAGCGGTATACTAGGTGAAGCTAATATCGATGGGAGTATATTCATAGACAGCTCTATAAAGAAAGGTAGTCAACTAGAGAAAGATGTAGTAGCTCATGAGTCTTTTCATGCTAAGCAAATAAAGAATGGTGTCTTGTCTTATACCGATGATAAAGTTACTTACAGAGGTAAAGACTATGAGAGAAAAGATGGTAAAATAAAATACAATGGTAAGTTCTACCTAGAAGGTAGTAATGTTTTTCCTTGGGAGCAAGAAGCTAATAAAGCGATAACTAATAAATTCTTTGAGGACTTTGATGTATCTAAGTTTAAAAACATGAAGCCACCTAGTGATAGTTCTTATGACACTATGCTAGAAGTTAAAGAGCTTAACAAAATACCTTTAAATAAAGATTTTGTTAAAGATCATGATGATCTGCAAAAAGCTTTTAAAAAATTAGCTGTAAAGAAAAACTTAAAAGATTACGATGAGACTATTGCTGCTGAGCTTATAGCTGAGTCAGCACCTATAATATTAAAGTTGAAAAACTATTTTAATAGACCTAGACCTAAGAACGTAGCTGGTAAAATGAATATAAGCATGCAAGATATAGAGATGGAGTCTATGAAAACAATGTCTTATCCTTCTGGTCACTCAGCCCAAGCGTTTTTAATAGCTGGTGTATTAGGTGATCAGTACCCTAGCAAAAGAGAAGACTTTAAAAAGTTAGCTAAAAAAATATCTTATAGTAGGAGAGTGGCTCACGCCCACTATAAGACTGATAGTAAATTTGGTGAGCTCCTAGGAAAATCAATGTACAAACACATTAAAAACAAACAATCATGATGAAAAAAGCACCTGCTAAGATGATGAAAAAGTCTCCAGCAAAATTGATGAAAAAATCTCCTGCTAAAAAAGCTTTAGTTGGTAAACAAAAAAACTTACCAAAAGAGTTGAGAGATAAAATCTTAGCATCTCCAGCTAAAATGCTTAAGCCAGCGGCTATGAAGTTAATGAAAAAAGATTCACCTGCAAAGCTGATGAAAAAAGATTCACCTGCTAAGTTGATGAAGAACAAAAAGAAAAAGTAAATGGGGTTGCTGCAGAAAGTATTATCTACTGGAGCAGGTAAACTTATTAAAGATGTTGGTGGGGTCTTAGATGACCTCACCACTTCTAAAGAAGAGAAGTTAGCTGCACAGCAGAAAATTAAAGAGTTAATATCTAACCATGAGTTAGAGATGCAAAAGCAGGTGACTAATCGTTGGGAGGCAGATATGAAGTCTGACTCTTGGTTATCAAAAAACGTTAGGCCATTAGTACTTATATTTCTAGTTGTATCAACAGTGTTAATGATATTTATCGACGCTGGTGCTATAGCTTTTACTGTAGAGCAGAAGTGGACTGACTTATTACAATTAGTATTAATAACAGTTATCGGTGCTTACTTCGGTGGTAGATCGATAGAGAAAACAAAAAAATAAAATTAAATTAAATTATGGCAACAAAAGAAAAAGTTGTAGACTTAAAAGCTAAAGCTGAAAAAGTAACTGACGAAGAGTTAAAGAAGTTAAACGAAGTAGTATCTAATATAAATTCACTACAATCAGAAGTTGGTAGATTAGAAGCTCAAAAACATACATACTTACATAAGTTAGCTATGGTAAGAGATGAAGCAGCTTTAATGCAAGCTGAGTTAGAAAAGAACTACGGTACTGCTGATGTTAATATAAACGATGGTACTATAAACTATCCTAAGGATGGAGAGCCACGTAATTAGAAAGATTACTATAGGTAAAGACTACAAGAACGATGCCATGCATTACTCTGTAGGTCAAGATGTCTATGGTGGTCATACAATATGTGATATATTAGAAGAAGAACAAAAGTACTCTATATATATCAGGAAAAAAGATGTTGTTATCCCTTGGAAGGATTTCAATAAGAACATGGCAATTTCAGTTGAATACGATCTTAACTACTAATGAAACCTATATTTGAGTTTGTAGTTAAACCTCTTGGTGATAGATATAATAACTCAGTAGAAGTAGGAGATAAAAGTTTAATACTTAACACTGAAGTATTTAATCATCAATACGTAAATAGGGAAGCTACTATAATATCAACACCTATACATAATCCTAAAGGATTAAAAGAAGGTGATATAGTTATACTACATCATAACGTATTTAGAAGATGGCATAATGTTAAAGGTATAGAGAAAAATAGTAGAAGTTTTCTTAATGAAGATGAATACCTTGTTTCTGAAGACCAAATGTTTATGTACAAAAGAGATGGTCAATGGGTTGCAATGCCTGGGTTTACGTTCGTTAAACCTATAAAATCACAAAACAATTATGATCTTACTCCAGAAAAACCTTTAGTCGGGATAGTTAAGTATTCCGACGGGGCTTTTCTACCTACACAGCTAGTAGGTTTTAGACCTAGCAGTGAGTATGAGTTTATTGTAGATGGTGAGAGGCTGTACAGAGTTATGAATAATTTTATTACAATTGAATATGAGTATAAAGGAGACGAAGAAGAATATAATCCAAGCTGGGCGGAAAGCGGTGGAAGAGCTAATTAAAGTAGCTAAAGAACCTATAGTAGACTCAGACGATGATATATCTGCTGACAGACTTAAAAATGCTGCTGCTACTAAGAAGCTAGCAATATTCGATGCGTTTGAAATTTTAACTAGAATAGAAGAAGAAGAGAGAATAATAAATGATTTAGAAAAACCCAAAGAAACTAAGCCTAAGTTTCAAGGTTTTGCTGAAGGAAGAAGTAAGTGATGTACGAGCAAACGTTATATAAAGTAGTAGAGCCAATTAAACTTACTACCATTAATAGGCTTAACAAAGGTAAGAAGTGGAAGTATGGCTATGATAAAGAAGGTGATGTAGTTGTAATATCTAAGTCTGGTCAGATAGGTGAAATACTAGAGATACAAGGTTTAAAAATAGCTTTACCTAAACAACCTAAAGAAGTATTTAGTTACTCCAATAAAAAGAGTGAACAGAAGTGGAGTAGGTTTGATATACCAGAAGCTTTTTCTAAAATAAAAACTAGGTTTGATTGGGATGATTATCCTAAAGAATTTAAAGAAACATATTATAGTTACATCGACCAAGAGTTTAGCAGAAGAGAAAATGGCTTTTGGTTTATGAATAATGGTACGCCAACGTATTTACCTGGTAGTTACTATATGTATTTGCAGTGGAGTAAAATTGATGTTGGTGCTCCAGACTTTAGAGAAGCAAATAGATTATTTTTTATATTTTGGGAGGCGTGTAAAGCTGATCAAAGATGTTACGGAATGTGCTACCTTAAAAATAGACGTTCTGGATTTTCTTTTATGAGTTCGGCTGAAACCGTTAACTTAGCCACTTTAGCAAGTGATAGTAGATTTGGGGTGTTATCAAAAAGCGGTAGTGATGCTAAGAAGATGTTTACGGATAAGATAGTACCTATAAGTATTAATTATCCGTTTTTCTTTAAGCCTATACAAGATGGTATGGATCGTCCAAAGTCAGAGTTAGCTTATCGTATACCAGCTAAGAAGTTTACTAGAAAAAAGATGAGAGAGAACGAGGCTGAAGATGATATGCAAGGCCTTGATACTACTATCGACTGGAAGAATACTGGTGATAATAGTTACGATGGTGAAAAGCTTTCTTTGTTAGTACATGATGAAAGTGGTAAGTGGGAAAAGCCTGATAACATACTTAACAACTGGAGAGTAACTAAAACTTGTTTAAGGTTAGGTGGTAGAATAGTGGGTAAGTGTATGATGGGATCAACATCAAATGCTTTGGATAAAGGTGGTGATAACTTTAAAAAACTTTACAATGATTCAGATGTTACCAAGCGAAATAGAAATGGTCAGACGAAGTCTGGTTTATATTCTTTGTTTATCCCAATGGAGTGGAACTATGAAGGATTTATTGACGAGTTCGGACTTCCAGTTTTTGATACACCAGACTATGACAGGCGAGGGCCACACGGTACATTAATAGATATAGGAGTTGTTGATTACTGGGATAATGAAGTAGAAGGTTTGAAAGATGATCAAGATGCTTTAAACGAATTTTATCGACAGTTTCCTAGAACAGAAGAGCATGCATTTAGAGACGAGACTAAAAACTCATTATTCAACCTCATTAAAATCTACGAACAGATCGATTACAATGAAGGTAATAGAAACTCTTCAGTCCTTACTACGGGTAATTTCCAATGGGCTAATGGTGTTAAAGACACTCAAGTAAGTTTCAATCCCGATCCTAATGGTAGGTTTAAAGTTAGCTGGGTACCTAACGGTAACATGCAGAATAATGTAATACTAAAGAACGGTATTAAATACCCAGGTAATGAGCACGTTGGTGCATTTGGTTGTGATAGCTACGACATATCAGGTACTGTTGATAATAAAGGATCTAAAGGTGCTTTGCACGGTTTAACTAAGTTTAGCATGGAAGATGCTCCAGCTAACACTTTCTTTTTAGAATATCTAGCTAGACCACAAACCGCAGAGATATTTTTTGAGGATGTGCTCATGGCATTAGTGTTTTATGGTATGCCAATACTCGCGGAGAATAACAAACCTAGATTACTATACTACTTAAGACGTAGAGGTTATAGAGGTTTTAGTATGAACAGACCAGATAAAATATGGAATAAATTATCTGTAGCAGAAAGAGAAGTTGGTGGTATGCCAAACTCTAGTGAAGACATAAAGCAAGCACACGCTGCAGCTATTGAAATGTATATTAATGATCATGTAGGTTTACTTGAAGATGGTACTTACGGTACTATGTACTTCAACGATACACTAAATGATTGGAGTAAGTTTGATATAAACAAAAGAACAAAACACGATGCTTCTATAAGTACTGGTTTAGCTATCATGGCTTGTAATAGACATCTATATAGACCAAATCCTGAAACTAAAAGACAACCACTAGGTATAAGTATATCTAAATATAATAACAAAGGAATATCATCAAAAATAATAAAGTAGTATGACAGAGTCTGTTGTAAACTTTCCGTCGCAAGCGGTAAGTGATTTAGAAAAGATGACACAAGAGTATGGGTTGAAAGTAGCCAGAGCTATTCAAACAGAGTGGTTCGGTAACAAAACTTCAGCTTATGGAAAAGGTTATGGTCAACGTAGTAGGTACGGTGATAGTATGAATAACTTTCACAATCTAAGGCTATATGCTAGAGGTGAGCAGTCTATAGAGAAGTATAAAAATGAGTTATCTATAAACGGTGACTTAAGCTACTTAAACCTAGACTGGAAACCTGTACCGGTTATATCTAAGTTTGTAGATATTGTTGTCAATGGTATGTCTCAAAGGAGTTATGACATAAGTGCTTTCTCTCAAGATCCAAGTGGTATGAGTAAAAGAACTGAGTATATGGAGTCTATGCTTGAAGACATAAGAGCCAAAGAATATAATGACATGGTTCAAGAAGGTTTCGGTATGGATATATATAGTAGCGATAAAGAAACATTACCAGATACTGAGGAAGAGCTAGCTCTTCATATGCAACTTAGTTATAAGCAAGCTATTGAAATAGCTGAAGAGCAAGCTATAAACACTTTAATGGAAGGCTGTGATTATGATTTAATTAAACGTAGGTGTTTATATGATTTAGTTACGATTGGTATAGCTGCAACTAAAACTAGTTTTAATTATAGCGACGGTGCTAAAGTAGAGTACGTAGATCCCACTAATTTAGTTTACTCTTATAGTGATTCACCGTATTTTGAAGATATATACTATGTAGGTGAGGTTAAAACTATACCTATAAACGAACTAGTAAAAGAGTTCCCAGATTTAACAGAGTCTGAAGTAGCTGATTTATTAAAAAATTCTAGTTCTTATGTAGACTCTATAATTAAACAACGTTACAATGAAGTAACGGTTTTATATTTTAACTATAAGACTAACGCTAACGATGTTTATAAAATAAAGAAAACTGGTACTGGTGCTGATAAGGTTATAGTTAAAGACGATACATTCAACCCTCCTACTGATATGAATGGTGATTTTTCTAGGTTAGATAGAGTGGTAGAGGTTATGTATGAAGGTGTTTTAGTTCTTGGAACAGATAAATTACTTAAATGGGAGATGGCTTCGAATATGATGAGGTCTAAATCCGATTTTGGTAAAGTAAAAATGAACTATAATATTGTAGCGCCTCGAATGTACGAGGGTAGAATACAATCTTTAGTTAGTAGAATAACAGGTTTTGCAGATACTATACAGTTAACACATTTAAAAATACAGCAAGTTATGAACCGTATGGTTCCTGATGGTGTTTATTTAGATGCTGATGGTTTAGCTGAAATAGATTTAGGTAATGGTACAAACTATAATCCGCAAGAAGCTTTAAATATGTTCTTCCAAACTGGTTCGGTTATTGGTAGATCATTTACTTCAGATGGTGATATTAACCCAGGCAAAGTACCTATTCAACAAATACAAAACGGTAGTGGTGGTAATAAACTTCAAACATTAATAGCTACATACAATTACTACCTTCAAATGATACGTGATGTCACCGGACTTAACGAAGCTAGAGATGGTAGTATGCCAGATAAGAACGCTTTGGTTGGAGTTCAAAAGTTAGCTGCTGCTAATAGTAATACAGCTACTAGACACATAATGCAGTCTATGCTTTACTTAACAGCTGAAGCGGCTGAGTGTTTATCACTTAGAATATCTGATATTATAGAGTACTCACCTACTAAAGAAGCTTTTATAAGAGCTATAGGATCTCATAATGTAGCTACGTTAGAAGAGTTAAAAGAGTTACACTTATATGACTTTGGTATATTTATAGAATTAATGCCTGATGACGAGGAAAAAGCTATGCTAGAGAATAACATACAAGTAGCTTTAAGTCAAGGGTTAATAGATTTAGACGATGCTATAGATGTTAGAGAAATAAGGAGTGTTAAGCTAGCTAACCAATTACTAAAGGTTAAGAAGAAGAAAAAGCAAGAGCGAGATCAAATGATACAACAGCAGAACATACAAGCTCAAGCTCAAGCAAATGCTCAAGCACAACAAGTAGCTGCTCAAGCTGAAGTTCAGAAGAATCAAGCTAAAGCTCAGACAGATGCACAGCTAGAACAAGCTAAGGCTCAATTTAAAATACAATACTTACAACAAGAAGCTGAAGTTAAAAAAGAGTTAATGCAGTTAGAGTTTGATTTAAACTCTCAGTTACAAAATAGTGAGAGACAATCACGGGAAAAAATTGCCGATATGAAAAACAAGGGGCAAGAGATTAAAAAGTTTGAATCATCAGGTAATGATATAGTAACAGGTGGAGCGGGGTTAGATAACCTCTAATCTACTATTTTTTAATATTTTATAAAATTTTATTATGGCAGAAGAAACTAAAGATACAGTTGAACAAACTGTAGATCAACCAGTCGAAAACACTATCGACGAATCAAAGTTTGAAAGCGCTGGAGATGATAGCGTTATTAAAGTAGACTTAAGTAAACCAATAGTAACCGAAGAAACTAATGAAACTACAGAAACAGAAACTGACACAGCAAGAGTGGTGGGAGGCGATGAAAACGCCGGAGCCACAGAAGAACAAGAAGAAGTACAACCGCAAGCAGAAGTACAAGAAGCAGACGCACCAGTATTAGAAGAGATAACTGAAGAAGAGGTTAAACAAGAAGTTGAACAAGTTGAAGAGGTTGTTGAAGAAGCTATAGCAGAAGCGGAAGCTACAGGTAAACCATTACCAGAGAATATCCAGAAGTTAGTAGACTTCATGGATGAAACAGGTGGTAGTCTTGAAGATTATGTTAGATTAAATACTGACATTAGCAAACTAGATACTTCAGATGTTTTAGATGAGTATTATAAACAGACTAAACCACATTTGTCTGCTGAAGAGCGTAACTTTCTTTTAGAAGAAACATTTAGTTACGACGAGGAAGTAGATGACCCTAAAGATATAAAAAGAAAAAAGATAGCTTTAAAAGAAGAAGCTGCTAAAGCCCGTAAGTACTTAGAGAAACAAAAAGCTACTTACTATGAAGAAATAAAAGCTGGTAGTAATTTAACACCAGAACAACAAAAGGCAGTAGACTTTTTTAACAGATATAATAAAGATACTGAAGCTCAAAATAAAGCTACAGAAAAAAGTACAAAAGCATTCAGACAGAGAACAGATGCTGTTTTCAACAAAGAGTTCAAAGGTTTTGATTTTAATGTTGGAGATAAAAAGTATAGGTACAATGTCAAGAATATCGATGAGGTTAAGACAACTCAAAGCGACTTAAATAATTTTGTCAATAAGTTTATTGGTGAAGATAACACTATTAAAGACGCTGCAGGTTATCATAAATCTCTGTTCACAGCAATGAATCCTGATGCTATTGCTAAACACTTCTACGAACAAGGTAAAGCTGATGCTATTAAGCAAAGCGTTGCTAAAGCTAAAAACGTTAACACTGAGGCGAGGTCGTCTCATGGAGAAGTTAACGCTGGTGGTTTAAAGTTTAGAGTTTTAGGTGATGATTCAAATTCATTGAAATTTAAAATTAAAAATAAACGCTAATTTAAAAATTTAAAATTATGGCAATTACAGGTGGTGCGTTGTTAAATAAAGTTCCTTCTGCTCAGCAGCAAACTTTAGCTAGCAACTACATTGACTTCGCGGGCGGTTCAACCGGTTGGGAGCAACAATATTTACCAGACCTAATGGAGAAAGAAGCAGAAGTGTTCGGTCAAAGAACTATTTCAGGTTTCTTATCTCAAGTAGGTGCTGAAGAGGCGATGACGTCTGATCAAGTTGTGTGGTCTGAACAAGGTAGATTACACTTATCTTATGTTGGTACAGTAGCAACAGCTGGTGATACTAACGGTACATTTACTGTAGTAACTGATATTGATGGTTCTGCAGATGGTGAAAACGGTTTTGCTGTAGCAAATCACGGTGTTCGTGTTAACGATGTTGTGCTTATAGCTACTGCTGGTATCGTTACTAAATGTTTAGTAGTTGAAACTCCAGCTACTGCAGTTATATCTGTTGAGCCTTACGATAAAGCTGATCTAACTGGTCACGCTACAACTGCTAGTGGATCTGTTTTATTAGTAGTAGGTTCTGAGTATGGTAAAGGACAATCTTACAGTGATATTACTGGTGCTGCTGCTGCAGACAAAAGAACTGCTCTTACCCCTACTTTCAAATCTTACAGCAACAAACCAATCATCATGAAAGATTACTACGAAGTATCTGGATCTGATGCTTCTCAAATTGGTTGGGTTGAAGTTACAGGTGAAGAAGGTCAAAACGGTTACTTATGGTACCTAAAAGCTGAAGGTGATACTCGTGCTAGATTTACAGATTACTTAGAGATGTCTATGCTTGAAGCTGAGAAAACAGCAGCTGCATCTATCATTGGTTTTGCTAATGGTGAGATTCGTGGGTCTGCTGATGCTGGTGCTAACGGCGCTGGTTCTGAAGGTTTATTCGCTGCTATTGAGTCTAGAGGTAACGTTACTTCTGGTGTTACTGGTGTTAACGCTGCTACTGATTTAGCTGAGTTTGACGCTATCTTAGCAGAGTTTGACAAGCAAGGCGCTATTGAAGAAAACATGTTATTCTTAAATAGATCTACGTCTTTAGCTATCGATGATATGCTAGCTTCAATGAACTCTTACGGTGCTGGTGGTACTTCTTACGGAGTATTTGACAATGACGAAGATATGGCTTTAAACTTAGGTTTCTCTGGTTTCAGAAGAGGTTCTTACGACTTCTACAAGTCTGACTTTAGATACTTAAACGATAAAGCTACTCGTGGAGAAATAAACAGAATCGCTGGTTCTGCAGCAATTCGTGGTGTTATTATCCCTGCTGGTACTTCTACAGTTTATGACCAAAGTCTTGGTAAAAACTTGAAGCGTCCTTTCTTACATGTTAGATATAGAGCTTCAGCTACTGATGACCGAAGAATGAAAACTTGGGTTACTGGTTCTGTTGGTGCTGCTACATCTGCGCTTGACGCAATGCAGATTCACTACTTATCTGAAAGATGTTTAGTTACTCAAGGTGCTAACAACTTTATGTTAATGAAGTAGTATTTATATTTAGATCGAGGCTTCGGCCTCGGTCTTATTTTTTTAATTTTTATTATATTATATTATGGCTAAAAAGCAAACAAAAAAAGTTGAGGCTAAAGTAGAACCTCAAGTAGAGGCTCAAGTAGAGCAAGTAGTTATGGAGCAAGCTCCAGCTCAAGAAGTAGTTAAAACTAAAAGTATTAGAGTAGAAAAAACAAATAAAGTTTTAACTGACGGATGGGAACTTAAAGATAGAATTTACAGATTAAAAGGAAATAAAAAACCTCTTTCTAGGTCTATAAGATCAGCGAATATACATTGGTTTGACGAAGAAAAAGGTTATGAAAGAGAGTTGAAGTATACTTCTAATCAAAGAACTCCTTTTGTAGACGAGATGATAGGTGATCAAAGACTAGAGCATATTGTTTTTAGAAACGGAATGTTGATAGTTGAAAAACAAAAAGTTGTATTACAAAAACTATTATCTCTTTATCATCCAGATTTAGATAAATTGTTTTACGAAGAGAAGCCAGTAGCTAAAGCTGCTAATGAGATTGAATGGTTAGAAATGGAGATCGAAGCTCTTAACGCTGCTAAAAACATAGATATTGATTTAGCTGAAGCTGTTATGAGAGTAGAGGTTGGATCTAAAGTATCTGATATGAGTTCTAAAGAACTTAGAAGAGACTTATTATTATACGCTAAAAGAAATCCTGAATTGTTTTTAGAGTTAGTTAATGACGACAATGTACAACTAAGGAACTTTGGAATAAAAGCAACTGAACTAAACATTATAAAGTTATCATCAGATCAAAGACACTTTATGTGGGGATCTAACGATAGAAAACTTATGACAGTTCCGTTTGACGAACACCCGTACTCTGCACTTGCACAGTGGTTTAAAACTGATGAAGGTATGGAAGTATATACTAATATTGAGAAGCGGTTATCATAACTGCTTCTTATAATACTAAATAATCACAAACCATAATCCTTAATCCTTAAACTCGAATTCACAAACAATTATTTATTAATCATTAAACATTTAAAAAATGAAAGAAGTTTATTTGTACTTTCGTACACAAGCAACCTTAGCAGACGATGATGATTCAGCTCAATCAGCTATGTTTCCATTATCTAGATTAACAGGTATGCATCCAACAGCTGATGATACATTAGCTCTACATTTCTTACCTCAAATTAGAAACAACGGTGATGGTCAAGCTAATGACTTTACTAATAACGATAAAGTTGTAGTATCGCTAAGTGCAGTTAATACTCACAAAGCTGTTATCTCTGAATTATGTAGATTGTTCGCTGGTGCTGCTAACGGTGGTATTCATGCAGACGGTTTCATAGACGTTGCTGATGACTTAAATTCTACTTACGCTGTTTCTGGAGTTAGTGGTCTTAGTACTATTTCAATTGGTGCTGCGTTCTCTTAACAACTAAGTAACTTAATATTAATAGCCATCCTTTCGGGTGGCTATTTTTTTTAAGGTAATAAAATACTCTAATATGTAATATTCTATTTATAGCAAAGTAAATAATAAAACAAAATAAAATGGGACAAAACTCAACAGAAGTAGCTTACGGCTTTGGTCAGTTCGGATCTACTTTTTTAAAAGGTGATGGAGCTAAGCTTTTACTTACAGCATCAACAGCGAAGTATTATGTATGTGCTATCACTATGATAACAGATGTTGCCTTTCAATCTTTAGAATCTCTTGATGGAGGTGTTAATATGGGTATGGGTGATACTGCTTTTGTAGGTACTGACGTGCTAGCTATTGATAGTCATTGGAACGCTGCTGCTGCAGATACTACTAATGAAACTAACGAAGATGCTGATCCAATAACAACTGCGGATGTTTTTCCAAAAGGCGTTACTATATATGGTATGTGGGATAATGTAGAGTTACACTCTGGATCTGTAGTAGTTTATGTAGCACCAAGACCAGATTATAGAAATAGAGCGTAATGTTAGGGTTGTCAAGCGTTTCTTCACAAGTTAGTTATCTACCTTTTAGTTCCAGTAGGTCTATATTGCTAGATGGTTCTAATGAGTATATAGCTGTTAACAGTGAGTTTAATTCTACGTTTAATGACTCTTTTAGTATTAGCATATGGGTTAAAGCTACTGACGGTAATCCAGCTGAGCTTGACTATATATATGGTTCAAAAAATACTTCTGAAGAAGACGAAATATTTTTAAGAGTAAGTACGTCTGGTTTACTTGCGTTTGTTTTTAAAGGAGATGGTAACAGCGCTGTGTTTGAAACTGACGCCGCTGTTTTTACAGACGGTGCTAATGACTGGAAGCACATTGTTTGTACAGTTTCAAAAGGTGGTAGTGGTAATAGTGTTATTGTTATATACGTAAACGGTAGTGCTGTAAGTGCTACTGAGGATGCAGGTGGTATTCCCGTAGCAAATCATGGTGCTTTTGCTTCAGACGCTACATTTGCAATAGGAGCTTTAAACGCTGCTGCTACTGGTAGAGAAAAATACTTCAATGGAGCAGTAGACGAATTTGGTTTGTGGAGCACAGCATTATCAGCTAATGCCGTATCTGCTCTGTATAACAACGGTAAACCAACTGAACTGTCATCATCTCAAGGAGATTACACAGCTCAAGAAGATCTTGTTGCTTGGTATAGAATGGGTGACGGACATTTAGATAATGCAGGAAGTAATACTTCGGGTGGTAGTAGAGCAGTAATAGTAAACCAAGTGGGAGCAAGTATAGGGGCAAATCTAGCTACTGGAAACAATAACAATTTTGCTACTGGAGTTGGTAATTGGATCGCACTCGGAAGCGGAGTTTCCGTTGGTGCTAGCGGTGGAATACTTACTGTTACGTTAAGCGGTAGTGGAGGAGCAACTGCTAATGAAGGCGCTGAATTAGATTTATCTAACGCTGTAGTTGAAGCAGGTAAAATATATAGAATGTCAGCAGATATTTGGTTAGGAACAGCTACACCTAATGATTTTAGAATGGCTTGTGGAGGTGCAAGTATACCAGTAAGTCTAACAACAACTAGAACAAATTTTGTAGTTTATTTTGAAACTGCTAACACTAATGACGTTACATTTTTTGATGATGATGTTGATGGAGGTAGTGGTACTTTTTTTATAGCTGATTTTAGATTACAAAAAATATCACCTGATAACTCTGCTATAGCAATAAATACAGAAGCTGCTGACTTTAGAATTGATACACCTTAATATGAAAAAATACGTAATACTAGATAAAGATGAAGTATCATCAATAAAGTTTAGTGATGTTTTAGAACATAATGAAGAAACATTAAGATATAAACTTGATGGTAGTCAAACGTTTGTAAAGTTTGTAGGTGAAACACCTTCTTGGTTAGAAGGTAAAACTATTTATAATAATGAAGAGTTTATTTCATTATTAAATAATAGTGATAACGGTTGGATATAATGGAAATATTTAAGAACGATAACAATTGGAACGAGAAAGCTGTAGTAGGCTTTATAGCTTTTGCAGTTATGTGTTTGATAATGGTTGCTGACTTAGTAACTGGTTGGGTTGGTCAAGATTTAATAATAAACGAATACGTATACAACTCATTTGTTTGGGTTGTACTTGGTTGCTTCGGTATATCAGGCGTAGAGAAGTTTGCAAATAAATAGTTATGGCTTTTAAAATGACATCACCTTTTAAAAAGAAAGGTAAGAAAGACGCTTGTTACCATAAGGTAAAATCAAGAGTTAAGGTTTGGCCTTCAGCTTACGCTTCAGGTCAACTAGTACAGTGTAGAAAACGTGGCGCTGCTAACTGGGGTGTCGGTAAAAAGAAGTAATATGCCTTTTAAACTTAGAAGTAAAAAGATAGATAATATAGTTAAAGAGCTTAAGAAAGCTAGCAATACACACGCAGCTCAAGCTAAAAAGCTAGAAAAGATAAATAAGTCACCTATAGCTAAAAGGATGGGTGAGTTTAAAGAGTCTGATGCTCCAGATGCTAAAGGTAAGTTTAGAGATCTGTCCGCGCCTAAGCTAGCTAGCTGGATGATTAAATCTCGCAAAGGTGATCTATCTAAAATTATTAGTAGCTTAAATCAACAAGTAGTATTTAGAAGAAACAAGGATCCTAAGTACGCGGCTAAAATGCGTAGAACTATGGATATAGTTAGAAAAAGATTAGGTAAAAAATGAAAGCTTACAGAGGTGTTTTAAAAGCTAGAATATCTAAGCTATACGGTGGTGATGTTACAGTAGATAAAGCTAGGAAGTTAAAAGCTAGAAAAGATGCTACACCTAGAGATAAGCAATTAGCTAATTGGTTTATAAACATGCAGACAAACAGACCATCACCCGCTAAAAAACGTAAAGATCCTTTAGTTGGCACAGGTAAAAAACCTAAAGGTAGTGGTAGAAGATTATACACAGATGAAAATCCTAAAGACACTGTATCTATAAAGTTTGCTACAGTATCTGATGCTAGAAAAACAATAGCTAAAGTAAAAAACATAAATAAGCCATACGCTAGAAAAATACAGATACTTACAGTATTAGAACAGAGAGCTAGAGTAATGGGGAAGATGGAACAAGCTAGATTAGCTAAGCAAGCTAAGAAACAATTAAAAAAACAACATGAGTTACGTTCAAAAAAATAATCCTATAAAAAAGATTAAAGGTGGCGGTACAAAGAAAGTTTGTTTACCTGCTGCTAAGGTTCGTAGTATGAGTAAAAGCGAGAGAGATAAGGTTGTTAGAGCTAAACGTAAAACTGCAGCTAGCGGTGGTTATAGAAGATCAAGTAAATCAAACGTTAAAGGTGCTAGAAGAAAAGGTGCTACACTCAGAGACTGGTTTAAAAAAGAAAATTGGGTTCAAGTAGGTAATCCAAGTAAAAAATGTGGTGAAGACTAATGGCGTATAAACAAGTAAATAATCCGTATAAAGTTACTAGCTGTGGTAGACGTAGAACGTTTATGCAAGGTAATGACTTACCTAAAGATAGAACTGAAGGTCATCCGTTTAAAAAGCTAAGAAAAACTACTAGAGGTAAAGGTAGACATTTTCTTCACGCTGACGAAGGAGCTGGTATGACTGAAGCTGGTAGAAGAGCTTACAGAAAAGAAAATCCTGGTAGTACTTTATCCGCACCAGTTACAGGTAAGGTTAAAGCAGGTAGTAAAGCAGCAAAACGCAGAAAAAGTTTTTGCGCTAGATCAAGAAGCTGGAAAAGCGAAAGAGGTTTAGCTGCAAGACGTAGATGGAAATGTTAAATATAAATAATAAAATGAATAGAATAGTTTATCTTCTACTGTTTTTTAGTACAGTCTCTTTAGCTCAAGACAGTATACTTTATGATTGTGTAGGTAATGATGTTACTGAAATAATAGATTGGGTTGGTGATGGTTTTTGCGACGATGGATCTTATTCTTGGGATGGTAACGATGTTTATTTTAACTGCGAAGAGTTCAACTTTGATGAAGGTGATTGTGTACCTCAAGAACAAATTCCTGGCTGCATAGATGTGAACGCTTTAAACTATGTACCTGAAGCTACACTAGATGATGGAAGTTGTATATATCCTTTCTTTAACGATTTTGTCTGGGGATGTACAGATCCTGAAGCTATAAACTTTAATCCTTGGGCTGAAATAGATTTTAACTGCTTAACTAATGTTTGTAATGATGATCAATCATTAATAACAATTGAAGTTACTTTAGATCAATACCCTAGTGAAACAGGTTGGATATTAACTGACGTATCTAACGGTCAACCTATAAAAGCTGTTAGCGCTAATAGCTATAACTACAATCAAGCTTACAGCACTATATCTTACAACGTGTGTATACCTGAGACTGGTGTTGAGTTTATATTAAGCGATACATATGGAGATGGTATGGAAAGTAGTAACTGGGGTAGTGAAGATGGTGATGTTGTTATACTTGGTGATGATTTACCTTGTGGAGATTTAGATACTTTATGGTCATTAGATAGTGCCAACTTTGGTAGCGCTGCTTACTCAGGTGTTATCTACTTAGATGTTTGTGAAGACCCTATGGTATTTGGTTGTACAGATCCTAACTACGTAGAATATAATCCTGAAGCTAATGTTGATAATGAAACTTGTGTTAACCTACATAAGTTAGGATGTATTGATACGTCAGCTTTCAACTTTGACACTCTAGCTACAATAGAAGAAATAATACCAACTTGTGATTATACTTTAATAATAGAAGATGATGCAGGTGACGGATGGGGTGGATGCTACTTAGGTATAGCACAGGAAGATTCTGTTATAGGTGAATACTATATGGAACCAGGTTTCTTTTCTAAAGAATACACTATACAGTTAGATACAGATAAACCAGTTAGTGTTTATTATTTTGAAATATCATTTGGTCAACAACCAATAGAAGAGTTACAGTTCTCTTCAATGCAAAACTCTTTTAGATTAATAAACTCTGATGGAGTATTATTGACTCAAGGTGGTGTACACCCGTTTGCTAACAACGGTGCTGGTGCACTACAACCTCACAAAGGTCCTTTCTGGAACAAGTACACAGCAACTCCTTACTGTGGAAACTATTGTATACCTAAAGTCTACGGGTGTACAGATTCACTAGCATATAATTTTGATTCACTAGCGAATACAAATGTTGGTTGTATAGAAGCTATTATTGGTTGTACTAATGAACTAGCTTTTAACTACGACTCTCTAGCTAATGTAGATGATGGTCAATGTACGGCTATTGTTTATGGATGTATGGAGAACGATGCTTGGAATTACAACTACTTAGCAAACATCGAGGATAGTTCTTGTCTTTACTTTGGTTGTACAGATACTATAGCATTAAACTATGATTCAACTGCTAATGTAAATAATAGTTCTTGTGTATATCCTGTTTATGGTTGTACAAACCCGATAGCTTTTAACTACGATGTAGAAGCTAATGTTAATGATGGTTCATGTGTACCAGTTATACTTGGTTGTATGGACGTAACAATGTTTAATTACAATGAAGAAGCAAACACAGCAATTGATAATTGTATTCCTTTTGTATTTGGCTGCACAGATATTACCGCTTATAATTTTGACCCTCTGGCCAACACTGATAACGAGTCTTGCATCCCAATAATACCTGGTTGTACTGATCCTATAGCTTTTAATTACAACGAAGAGGCTAATCAAGAAGACTTCTCTTGTGTTGACGTTGTTCTAGGATGTACTGATTCATTAGCTTTTAATTATGATCCATTAGCTAATACAAATAACGATGCATGTATAAATGTAGCTGAAGGTTGTATGGATCAACTAGCTCATAACTACGATGAGTTTGCTAACACAGAAAATGGTAGTTGTTTGTATGATGCTGGTTGTATTGACGGGCCTGGTAATCCTTACTGGTTAAATGATACATGTTATGCTTGGGTTATTATGGTGGATTCATACTGTTGTAATACTGAGTGGGATGATAAATGCCAAGAGTTATATTGGAAGTGTGGTGGTGATAGTGAGTTAGATGTTAGAGATTTAATGAGAACAGCTGACATAGCTATTTACCCAGTACCTATGGGTGATGAAGTTAATATATTAACTAAAGGTAAAGTCACTATTAGAATTTACGATATTCAAGGTAAGCTTATTAAGCATGTAAGACAGAAGCAAACTATAAAAGGTTTAAATACTTTAAATGTAAAATATATACCATCAGGTTTATATAACATTAGTGTAACTTATGATAACAAAACAATAACAAAGCAGGTAGTTAAGAGATGATGAATAATATTAAAAACTGGTTACTACAAAGTTTAATAAGCATAGGTCTTGTTATATTATTTTCTTTTGTATTAATATCAATTACTAAATCTTGTAATGCTCAAGGTTTAAATAAGATATTAAAGTACTCTACATTTTACGCTGCAGTTAACGGTGGTACGTCTTTATCTGACGACCAAGTATGGTCTGTAACTTCAGGTACATTAGAAGAAGATGTTATTGAAACTCCTTTTGATTATACATTATCTATAGGTATTAGAAAGATTAAAAGATTTGGTTATGAAAACAGAGCCAATACATTTTATAATGGTACTGAGAACTCTTATTCTGATGCAGCAACAGTAGGTAGAGTTGATGGGTTTGAATATCTATTTGAATATGATTTAGTAAGAAGATTAGGTATTAACTACACAAACCAAAATCACTTTGTAAGATATGTTGCAGATAAATGGGTTGCTAAGATAGCTTATGTGGAAGATGGTTTTGCTGATATAAAGTATTTTGAGGCATCTCAGAGATACAGAAAACAAATTAATGAGGGTAAACTATCTTTTAATATTGGAGCTGCACAGAGACTGTCTGAGCCATATGGATTTGATCCTCTTGCTGATTGGATATTAGATAATGGAACATTACATTATACATACCTAGCTCTACAAGAAGGTTATGATATTGACATGCAAGGTAATTACTTTAGTCCAGATGGTACTTTAGTAGCTAACAATCAAGAAGTTTGGGAAGAGGTTGTTATACCTGAAGTTATCGATAACTATGTTGATAAACAAAGAAATGCTTTAGATAATATTGTTGAATATTCTGTAATATTAGGATTTGACTATTATCATTTTACAAAAGACTTTTGGTTTCACAGCTGGGGTAATTTAATGCCTTATCACTTAAAGTCTGATGATCAATACTCTTACTATAAATATAAAGGTGGACAGTGGGTTGATTACTCAACTGGTCTTATCTTTGGTTATAGATTTAATAAAAGCCTAGGTACTTTTATAGAAGGTAAATATAATAAGTACTGGAATAGAAGATGGCACAATTTTAGTATAGGAATTAATTACGTAATATTTTAAACATGGCAAAGGAATTAAATGAAGATACAACGCTAAAGCTAAGTATAAAAACATTAGCTGGTATAGCAGTACTTATATTTACGTTGGTAGGTATGTGGTTTACATTACAAGGAGATATAGCAGATGCTAAAGAATTACCTAAACCACCAGATCCTGAGATTACTCGTATGGAATACGATATGAAAGATCAATTAATAAGACAAACCATTATGTCTACTCAAGATGATGTTAGAGAAATTAAAGATCAAATGATTAGAGTAGAAGAGAAGATAGATAAATTAAGATAACTTTATGAAAAATATTTTACTTATACTATTATTTCTACCTACAATAATACTTAGCCAAGACTTCCCTGATGGTTTAACTGTTGTAGAGTTTAATGCAAGCTTTAACAAACCAAACGAGGTTCAATGGTTAACTAAGTTAACTGATTGTGAGGTAGAAAGAGTAGATATTACTACAGATTCTAGATGGGCTAGTGAGTACAAAATAGTTGTTGTACCCACTTTAGTTGTTTTTAATAATAACGAAGAAGCTAAAAGGTTTCAAGCAAATATTATGATGACTATGGAAGCCACGTTAAGAGAAGTACAAGAGTCAGTCGATGAAATAATAATGGAAGCTTTTTAATATCATGGACAAGAATAAATTAAACGAGATTGTACAAATAACAATTTTTGCGGCAGTAATAATCTCTTTTATATTACTAGCAAACACTATTTAGAAGTAAAAGCTTTAATAAAATAAACAATAAACTCAATACCACTCTATACGGGTGGTATTATTATATAGTAACATACCGCTTTATTATGTAACTATATTAAAGTAAAATAAAGATTATGGCAGTAAATGTAAACAATGTATATCAAAAGGTTCTAGCTCTTGCTAATAAAGAGCAGAGAGGTTATATAACGCCTCAAGAATTTAATTATTTTGCCGATCAAGCTCAGCTTGGTATATTTGAAAACTATTTTTACGATGCTACAACAGCTCAACTGAGGGTTTCTAAAAGCAGCGACTATGTAGATGAAAGTGATATTTTAAAAGAGAAGCTAGATATACATCGAATAAGTTTAGCAAGTTTAACACACGTATCTAATAATAAATTTACGTTACCTTCAGATGTTTATGTTTTAGATTTTATAATTACTTATACTGGTAAAGTAGCTAATGAGGTTACTTTGAACCAATATAATACTATGGCGCTTAATAGCTTAACAGCACCTACAGACGATAGACCTATTTTTCATAGAAGTAGTGAAGGTTCTATTCTTGTTTATCCTAGTACTGCAGCTTCTGGTAGCGCGATACCTTTTGCTAGTTATTACAAAAAACCAACTGCTCCTGATTGGGGTTACGTTGTAATAAATGGTAAAGCTTTGTATAACTCTGCTACTAGCACTAATTTTGATTTACACGAGTCTGAAGAAAACAATTTAGTAATGAGAATACTAGAGCTTTCTGGTATAACTTTAAAAGATCAAGCTTTAACTGAAACAGCTTTAAGAGATCAAGCAAAAACTAAAGCTGAAAAAAATAATTAATTATGGGATTACTAGATAGCACAACTCAAAATTCATACTATAGTGGTAGTTCATTTGGCGACTATCAGTTTGTTACTCTTGATCATATTATAAGTGGTTTTACAGTTTCGTATGTTGGAGAAAGTAAATTAATAAATAAAGTTAGTAGGACTGACGTACAGTTTCATGCTATGCGAGCTATACAAGAGTTTAGCTACGATGTTTTTAGATCTTTTAAATCTCAAGAAATAGAAGTACCTAATACTTTAAAGATGATACTGCCTCAAGACTATGTTAACTATACTAAGATTACTACTAGTGGTTCTGATGGTATTCAAAGAAATTTATACCCAACAAGTAAGACTTCGAATCCTTTAGCTATAGTACAAGACACAGACGGTTCGTATACATTTAGCGGAACTTCAGATGTTAGCCCTTTTAGAGAAATTAAAATAACTTGCCCTAACAAAGCGACTCTTGAAGATGGTGCTCAATTTAGAGTCGCGCTATCATCTACCGCAGGTGAGGTTGCTTATTTTGTTTTTGATGTTGATTCTGATTTAAACGATGGTACTATACCCGCTGATTCAGCTACTGGTATTAGAGTGCCTGTAATAATAACTGGTGGTGATTCTACTTCTACTGATGTTGCGACTAAATTTAAAAATGCTATTAATCTTGGTACAGCTAGTTACTTAACAGCTACTAGTGATGGTGCCGACGTTACTATAACTTACAATAATGTACTTAGCTCTTATAGTCAAGAATATAGCGGGGTTTTTACTGGCTCAGGTGGTGCTGCTGCTGGTTTTACTTATTCAGTAATTAATGCTGGTAGCACTTCAGTTACAGATAACTTGACTCTGCAGCCTGATTCAGATACTTGGACCAACTTTAAATCACACACATCAGACTATGTTGATTCAGCAAGAGATGATTATGAAACTGACGATGAAATAATACATCAGTTTGGTAGAAGATACGGGTTAGATCCTCAGCACGCACATCAAAATGGTAGTTTTTATATAGATCAAAGAACTGGCTTTATACATTTTGGTTCTAACTTATCAGGTAGAACAATTGTATTACACTACATAAGTGATGGTTTAGGTACTAACGCTGAGATGGTTGTACATAAGTTTGCTGAAGAAGCTATTTATAAATGGATAGCTTATGGTATTTTGTCTTCAAGATCTAACATACCAGAGTACATCGTACAAAGATTTAAGAAAGAAAGATTTGCTGAAGCTAGAAAAGCTAAAATTAGATTATCTAATATTAAGATAGAAGAATTTACTCAAGTATTAAAAGGCTTAAGTAAACCTATAAAATAATAAGGATGGCAGAGATTAAAAGAACTTTTACGGCCGCTAAGATGAACAAGGATCTTGACGAAAGACTTGTACCTAACGGTCAATATAGAGATGCTATGAACATCCAGATCAGAACTACAGATGGTGATGCTGCTGGTACTGTTCAGAATATACAAGGTAATACACCTTTTATGTATGCTAATAGCTCTACTTTTGGTACTAATAAATCTAAAGTAATAGGTAGTATAGCTGATGAAAAAAATAACAAAGCTTATTTTTTAGTTGCAGCTCCAGATTTTGATGTCACCGCTACAAGTATAAGCGCACTAACTACTTGGTTTGATGAAATAGTAGAGATAGATGATCTTGGTTTTAATAAAGTAGTTGTTAGAGATTTATTTGCTATTACTACAACTAGAAGTTTAGCATCATTAGAAGCTGCCGCAGGAGGTAATAGCATAACTATAAGTTCTAGTTATAAT